AAGGTATCATTATTAAATTCCGCTTCGTTAAATCCTTTCTTTGCAGATATTCTTCAATATCCTTTTGTTTGTCCGACTGGTTAATTATTACTTTCTGCTGCACTGGTGGTTTATATTCAATCGTACTATTAATATTATTTACATATTTCCGATAAGCATTCAGTATTCCAACAAGGTAAGCAATAGTAAATTGGTCATAAACCTTTAACTCATCAACTTCAAACGTTCCTTTAATTGCTAAATCAAACGCTAAGAATAATTCATCCAAAGTTCTCATTGGATAGCTGGACCGAATATAATTAAAGATTAAAACTGATTGGTTGTCATCAGGGAAGTGATGGGGTCTAAGTCCAATAATAAAATAAATCTTTTGTAATTCAGCTGCTAATTCTGCATTGGTAGCATCCTTAACTTGCTTCGCTTTCATTGCGTTTCTCAATAAATCTATCTGCGTAGGTAAGGTAGCTATTGAATTTGTCTGTGGCTGATAACTTTGTATTTGCATCTTCAAATTTTTGTGTTTTTATCCAGTTGGTAAAATGTCTGTAAACTTCGTGTTCATTATTGTAATAAGTCATTCCGGTAAGCGTCTGCAATTTAAATGATTTCCACATAGGATTAATCATATCATTTGTAATTGTTTTTTGTTTTTGAATTTTAAATTGTTCAATAATTGCTTGATGATAGTTTTCAGGAAGTCCATTAAAATCAGATTCTAAATATTTTTTACCTTTAAAAATAATAGTATTTATATCTTCATTTACATTTTCATTTTCATTTTCCATATGGGAGGTCGTATGACCATCCATATGACCTAATTTATTATTAGTTTTTTTATGTTGATTATTCCCTGAAATGTTGTTGTGTCTTGACTTTGTAAACTTTTTACGCTTATCTTTTTCAAGTTCTAATCGTTCATTAAAAAACTTTCCTTCAGAATCCATCCTAAACTTGTGCTTAATGTTATCCCACTTTTGACCTACCACTTGACCTATCATATGGGAGGTCATATGACCAACATTAAACTGCATCATAAGTATTTCCATATATGCACCTTTGTCTTCTAAAGACATTCCCATAGTGCCGCCAATCCAATCATTTGGATAAAATAAGAATGCTGGGTCTTTACTCATATTTACCTCCTTCAATTTTAATTAGTGTATTGTGCAATTCATCCATTAATTGCTCTGCATCTCTTTTTGTTAGATGTACAAAGTTAATTTTTTGATTTTCATTTGTAATTGAAATCTCAACATACTCATCAAATTGAAATACATTCAATTCAACATTTGAATTTTCTTCGCTGATAAAAGTTTTTGTTGTCATTTTTTAAAAGTTTAATTTGTTTTTATTTGACTTTATTTTTCTGTTTTAATAAATTCGTTTAATTTTTCTACAAGAATTTTAGCAGTATTATAACCAAAACTAACCTCAGCAACTTTTTTCTTGTCTTTTGCAAATAATAAAATCATAAATAATTCCATCATTTTTGGCTGATGCGTTAAAATTCCAATTACTACATCATCTGCTTGTTGAGTGTAACTTGCTTTTAATTCTAAAGCAAATGCTTTTTCTTGAATTTCTTTTAATTGTTTTTTTGTCATAATAAAAAAAGGTTTACACTGGTAGAAGCAATGTAAACCCTTTAAGGTTGAAATAAATATTTCGGTTTGGCTTCTACTTCAAAACGAAATTGTACACAAATATAAACTAATTCTGCATAAATTCCCTACTTTTTGGGACTTTATTTTCTTTATTCAATCGGAAGTAATTTTCGGAATACTTGAAATACCGGTCGGAATTGTAAAGGAATAAGTGCAAACGCCTATACCTATCTCTGTAATAAGGATTAATCTCACATTGATTTCTTACACTCCTGATTGCATTGATAACTGTTGTATGGTCGCGACCTCCTAATAATCTTCCTATCTGCTTTAAACTTAAATTAAGAAAAACATCCGAATAAAGAATATCGCAGATTAAATGCCGAGCATATACCAAATTTCCAGTTCTTCTATTACCTATAATTCTTCCAACTGGTACTACAAGAAAGTCGCATACTTCCATTATAATTGCATCAGGAGCCAAGAGCTTAGTTGATTCAATTAGTTGATGATTGTCGCAAGGAGTACAACTCCGAATTAATCTTTTATCCATTGTAGTTTTTTAAAAGTTCTTTAATTTGTTTTTTTGCTTCTGTTTTGTGCTTTGATTTAATGTAGTAATAGTCTTGTATCTTTTTTTCTTCTTCAGGTTTCCTTAGCCAAGTCTTTGGCTGACTATACTTACTTGACTTATTTTCTTTTTTTTCTGCCTTTAGCGTTTTCATATATTTTTTCTATTAAGTTTTTTTGAATAGGAGCATCCGAAAGGTTGTTTATGTTAACCCAGTACTTGTTATCACTTTCATCAACTACTAATCTCATATTGATTGAATGTGTAAGGATGAATACTTTGTCACCTTTGTGGCCATATACTTTCCTACTGGATGCTCCGATTTGGTTTTCTTTAAGGTATACTGGAATCATAAATTAAATTTGATTGAGAACATTCTTCTCATTTTACCATTCTGCGTATAATTTATTTTACAAACATCTCTTTGAACCAAAGTTCTTAATGATGTTTCAATGTCAGTAATAAAATATTTTCTTCTTGCATCTTTGACATAATCTGATTTTACATTGATTTCATTATTACCGTACTTTTTATGTAAATCCTTAATAAAAGATACGGTTTTTTCTCTTAGTGATTTAAATGGGTCATCCTTTTCTATTTGCAAATTTACTGAATCTTGAAGGTTTAAGTTCATTTGATTTGATTTACATATTTCATCAACTTCATTTTTGTCAAAAATAATAATCATTGTGCCGTTGGATAAATTTTGAATTTTCATTTTCTTTAATTTAGGTTTAAATAAATTTATTTCTGAATAGTAAATTTTACTGATGTTGAAGATGATTTGCTTGGCGGATAAATTGTAATGACCTCACCTGAATTAGAATCTAATACTTGCATCCCTTCGCTTGGTACTTTCTTTAGAAATTCCTTACGTTCCTTTACTGCTTCATCAATAGACTTTTGTTGCTGCTCTAATTGGTCAAACATTAAATCACCGCATTTGCTAAAATCGTACTTAGTTCCAAACTCGCCTACTTCCATCTTTGTTCCGCCAGGTGTTACATATCCCTTACCAAACTTAGTTACTTCATAAATAAGAGCATCGTTAAATTCGGATGAGTCTTTCATTTCTTTAATTAGCAGTTGAACCTTAGTCAGCATTTCGGATATCTGTACGATGTCCTTACCGCCATCAAGTATTTCATTTACTGTTGTTTGAGCTATCACTTTAATTTGTGACTTTGTAAGCTCGTGGTTTATTACTGGTAACATAGTTTAAGATTTATTTGTTAATAATGATTCAATTTCTTTGCTCATTCTGTACTTCAATTTTACTTTGCTGATTTCACCGCCTGACTTGATAAATTCTGCAACTTTGTCAAATGCATCTGTATTCTTATTCAAGAAAGGAAGTTCAACTTTCTCAGGTTGTTGTGGTGTTCCGTTGCCATAAGTAGCGTGGTTTCCATCATCATCTTTCTCAAGGATATTCAAGCATAATGCGCTGACCAATGCATACCTTTTTTGGTAGGTCAAACAACTTCCTATTCCCTGAGCATCATCTTTGATTGGTCTAATCCTATAAATAGATTCTAAAAACTCCCCTGATTCGTGCATAATGATTGTGGTTAGACAATGGTCTCCAGTTGGGAATTGGCAAACTGCAAGTCCTGATTCTTGCAATGGTTCTTCAATGGCTTCTATAATCGTTCCTAAGCTCGCATAAGACGATTTAAAGAAAGGATTTCTGCTATCCTTAGTGATTGCGCCTACTTTTACCTTAAAGGTAATTAACGCCTTGCAGATGTTTTTAATTGATTCGCTTTTTTTCATGTTTTCTTTTTTTTGGTTTTGGTTGATAATTGTTAATTGTTTGATTGAAATGATAGAAGTCATATATTCCGATGGCTGCTATCATGAGTAGTAGAATCCACATACTAATCTTGTTTAATGGTTAGGGTGTGCAATCCTTCTTCAAAGATTTCAAGACATTTGCCGGTAGTAATAAACTCAACCGATGCAGTAATGTTTGGCCATTGTGTTTTTTCTACATAATACCAGCTTTGAATAAGTTGGAAGATGTCTCCTTCTTTGTCTATCATAGAACAAGAAAGGTCAATAAATTTAGTGTTTAATTTTCCTTTGTTAATTAAGTGTACTGTTGTCATTTGATTTGGTTTTTTGGTTTAAAGTGTGTGTAATGGGTAAATAATAATCATTCCAATTATTACAATTATTGCAACCAATAAGATTGTAAATGTTTTTGAGTGTAGGAAGTTTTTTTGTTTCATTTGATTTAATTTGATTTGGTTAAAAAAATGTGCGTTGATTGGTCGCACCCCCACGTCTTTCGTTTATCAGGATTCAAAGATAAGGCGGATATAATTCTAAACCAAAATTATTTTGAATTATTTTGAATTATTTTGAAAGTATTTTTAGATTATTGCATAACTAATTGATTTGCAATAGTAATACATATTACAAACTACCTAAAAAAAAGTATAAAAAAAACCCCGATATAGAAATATCAGGGTGATTATATCCAAATCCCAAATGAAAGAACAATACAAAGTTATGGTATTTCTTTAACTCTCCTCATCCTCCTCAAACAATTCATCATGCATTTCGCCTATACAATCATCTATTATCTTGATTGACTTTCTTATTATTCTTTTAATTCGCTTTGAATCTTCCCTTGTCATTATCTGTGTGTCCATTGATTCAACAGATGAAATAGCAAAATAGGCCGCAGTAATATAATCACTCCTGGTTGTTGTTTCAACTTCAATTTCATCTTCCAGTTCTACTTCCAAAATTTCCTCATTAACAACCTCTGCAATAATCTCTTTTATTTTTTCATCAGTTATCATAAAATTGTATTAATCGTTGTCAAACCATTCAGGAAATTCCATTGGTGTATTAACTTCTGTATTCATCTTAGTTTTTTAATAGTTGCAAATCAGGTCTGTCTTCATCAACTTTGCGGCCCATCTGCTTTGCGTTAATTCTTATTGAATTTAATTTCCTGTATTGTTTGCAAAGTGATTCAAGCATTGCAATTCTTTCACTCATTGGAACGTATAAAAGCATTTGTTCAATTTCTTTTTTCATAGTTTGTTTGTAGTTATTTTGTAGTTTGTTTGTCAGTTTTAACCTTACATTTAAGATATGATTAATTACTTATCAATTTTAGTATGAAATTTTCCGCACGTTGTACATCTCATTTGTATCTTTTTTACTCCTGAGGCAGATACCATTTTTCTTGCCCTAATTATTTGGTCAGAACCGCACTCAGGACATGAACCTCTATCCCCCCCAAAGATAACTCCATAATGTGTCTTTGCTTCAGTATGCTTTGATAATTCTTTGTAAACTTTCTCCAGTACTATAACATCCATTTTACAATATTTGACCATCTTGCCCATGCTCACTTTACACTTGTTTAGCATTATCTCTTTCCACATGCCGTAATCTGTCTTTATTTTTTGGCCAACTCCTAAAAACTTTGCAATGTAATCTAACTTATTACTGTTGAATTTAAACTTTGACCGACTAATTTTCAAGGTGTCAATGGTGACATACTTAGGAAACATATCTATCCGATGAAATAAGCACCTTGTTCTTATCCAACTCAAGTCAAATCTATCTCCATTATGACCGACAAGCTCATCCGCCAAACTTGCAATTTCTACAAACTTTGATAATAGTTTCTTATCGCATTGTTTACTATCCCATTCTAACGAATGCACTTCCTTTGAATCTTCCCACTTGTAGCAGATGCAGATGATAGCACGTTCTTTGATAATGCTTTCAGGGCCAATGTTAAGTTTGAATCCTGACTGCCAAAATAAACCAATGTTGGCTGAAACCTCAATATCAAAGAATAATCGTTTTCTGTTTGTTCTAACTTTGTTTAAAGTCATTAAAGTCATATAGTAAAGTATAGATTTGCTTCTTCTTTCCTACGTTTAATTAAACCCTTTAAAACCTTTCCCTTAGCACTTATATACTTTGTCTCAAACCATGTCCTAATCTCCTCGTTTGATGCCTTAGAATTGATTAAATTGTATAAGGTTAATGAACCTCCAGTATTAAAGGTATAACTTAATAATGAATCAAATTGATTTTGATTTAATTGGACTGTCACTTTCTTTTGAATAATTGTGACAAACTTGCTCAAAGTTGATAGTAATAATTTTTCCGCACCTTCCAAAGTAATAACCTCACCCATCTTTACTGGCTTACCATCTTGCCAAAAAGTGTTACCATATCCAATAGTAGCTTTGTTTGCTGGACATAAGTACGCCTTTAGTTGACATCCCTCATATTTTTTTATTAGGTCAATGCAATTCTTTGATGGTGTCATTGAATTTATTTTTTTACTTTCTAAAAAAGTGAACAATAATTGAAATCAGTAAAGCTATCAATAACCATAAATTTAACTTTGTACTATTTTCATATTTCTTATGAGCTTTCTCCCTATCTACAATAAATTCCTGAATGATAGTTTTATCGGCCATACTTTGCTTAACAATAGTATCGTGGATGACTGGTAAGTTTTTATAAATGTTTCTATATATGTAAACTAATCTTTGATTATACTTCAATAACTCAATAGTATCTGCTTTGTAGATTGTATCAATTCTTAGGTCATTTAAGACATTAATTGTATCAAACCATGACTTGTATTGGGTAGAATCAGAAATAGTCTTAATCGGGATGCAAGGATACCACAATGCCGATTTAGTAGCGACTACTTCAGGAAAGTTAATTTGTGCCTTATTCATTTGCCTTTCAGCTTTCTTAACTGAATAGCACCCCGATAAAATAAGTAATAAAATTAAAAATCTCATTTTAATAAATTTTAGTGAGTGTGGTAAGCTACTTTGCAATCACTTATTCCAATCCTATGGGACTGGTCTTTTCTTTAGATGAACCCTTTCACTGGTAACCTTTCTTACTTTTCCTTTTTGAAAGTTTGTCCAGTTGAATTAGTGAACAAGTTCTTTAATAAATAACCCAATGCTGAAGTCAATGCAGTAGTGCCAACTAACTTCCAATCAAATACTAAACTTCCAGCTTGTACAGTTGTGTAGACAATTGTCATTACTGAAGTCAATACTGCGAGAATCAATCCTTTACCTAAATCGTTTAGGTCAATGTTCAAAAATGGTGATTTCATATTTGTTTGTTTTTAGTTTTACTTTTCTAATCTTACTATTCGCACTTCATGGTCGCTTACATCATCCTTCAATCTTTCAATGTCTTTCTTATTGCTAACGTCTGACAATAGTATATTTTGAACCGTTTGCTCAAACTTAACTATTTTGCCAATTAGCATCTTGCCGATATACCCAATAATAGCAATTAATAATCCTATCAGGATGTTGGTCAATTCTTGTGGTGTCATGTTAATTATTTATTGCTTCTCTGTCTGTAATATATTTGTTTGTTATTAAATCGGAAATGTATCCAAAAGTCCCATCAATTAAAGGAATGGCATCTGCGTATCTTTTAGTTATATCACCAACTGCATCTCCTATACTTTCTCCCTTACATACGATTTTATCAATATCGTTTATTTCTTGCTCTGTATTATATACGAATATTAACATGTTAATAAATTGAATAGTAAGTATTTAAATTAGTTTCCATTGCATTTCTATTTGTTCCTTTGTCGCTTGTATATCCTATTACTTCAAAAATATTCGCATTTGCATAAATACCAGCCGTTCCACTTGTTCCTATTTTAAATGTTGCAGATGTATAATTATAAATAGATGTTACAATAGATGAATTTGTTGAATTTAGATAATAACTACTTGTTGTTCCTACTCTTGTTATAAATCCAATATGCTTAGATAATATAGAATTTGTTATACTTGCTGGAGTTCCTGCTAAAATAGAAAATTGATAAGTAGTACCAGTAGTTCTCCAAATATATGACCACCCATAAAGTGTGCTAAATCTATTTCCAAAAAAATCATTATTACTATTTGTGTGACTACCGATTGCAGTAATAAAACTAAAAGTACCTCCATTAAATAAAACACTTGAAGTTGATAAAGATAAACTTGTTGCAGTATTTATACATATAATTCCGCCTTGTCTATTAACTACTCCACTTGTAATTATCTTTGGTTGACTTGCTGCCGTTGCTTGTGTTGCATCATTTCCGCTACCACTTTGGTCATACCATGTAACTACAAATCCATTGTTTGCACCTACAAATGTTTTCATAGATGCAGTATCAATAGCATTGTTTATAAATCCAATATCTTGCTCAGTATTATCACTTGACCTCCTTACTCTTATACAACTCCCTGAATAATTGCTATTTAGTTTTCGCAAACTTAAAGCTATTGTTGCTGAAGGATAAATGTCTAAAAATAACGTACCTAAATTAGATTTGTATAATTGATTGCAACGGACAATTTGCCCATTAACTCCTATTGATAATAAAATAAAAAATAAAAGTAATCTCATTGTTTAATTATCTTCTTAATTTATTTCCAAATAATGTTAAAGTAAAATAAGTTGGCTTTGTTGTTACCGTTCCAGTTTGAACCCAAACCCAATTACCTTGTGGAATTTTTGTGTTATCCAATGAAGTAACTAAGGTACCAGTATAAATATTAGTTGCAGTACTTCCAGCAATAACTAATTTAGTTGCCCCAGCCGTAACTCCTAAGCTATCATTAAAATAAACAGTAGCATTAATAGATGGACTTGTTCCTTGTAATCCTATTCTTAATGATGTGACATTAATTGTATCGGAATAATCATTGTAAAACGAGCCGTAAATAGCCGAAGTAGTAAATGCAGAAGTATCACCCGCCGCTGCACTTCCAGCACCAAAAACAAACATTGGAATAGTATCTATTTGTTTTGTATAAGCAGTTAAAGATATTGAACGAACATAGTTTGTAAGCATAGTTGAAGTATCTGCATACTCAACATATTTAGAAAGCATTGCCGCAGTATCTGAAATATTTACCTTTAGTGCAACATTTGTCTTTGTTGCTATCGTTCCAACTGTATCAACTATTGAATAAATATTTTTATTCTTCCAAACTTTTTGAGTATCGGAATAAGCAAGAACCTGATTGTTTAATTTACTATTTATTTGTACATCATGGATTTCATCAAGCTCGTAACCATTTTGACATTTAACAAATATTGCACCATTACCAGCATTTGATTTTACCACCACTCCAAGATATACAAGATGTGTCGGAGCTTGTGGTTTTACTTTTGTATAATTTCCTGATATTGTATCAAGATAAATAATATCCCCATTTGAAAATGCTGATGTATTTAGCTTCTCAATCTTACCGCTTAAAATAACCCAACCAGTATCTTGATTTGCTATTGTTCCACTAACAAAGCCAAGTGTATTTGCTGAAGTAGAATCTCCTTTGCTATTTGCTAATCTTACCGCTGGTGCTTCATTGTTATTTCCTGATGTAGTCAATGCAACTACCTTGCCATTGGTAAGTGTTACTCCAGCGTCATTGTGAACTTTAACCATTACAATCGTAGCAGTATCATTTCCAAATCTACCATTTTGACCACCACCGCCAACACTATCTTTAATAGCAAACCTAACTCCACCCTTGTAAAATATTATTGAATCCTTACCAGCTATTCTTGTAATGCTTTGAATCCATCTATTTGCAGTATCTACTGAATGCAGATAAGGACTTAGCATAGCACTTGTATCTGCTATATTAACCTTTAAATTTATTCGGTTACTTAAAGATAATGTATCAATTTTTCTTAAATAATTTCCAAGCATTGAAGCAGTATCACTTATATTAACTTTCAAATTTATTCTATTACTCAAAGAAGTTGTGTCTAATGTACTTCCTATCTCACTCCAAATTAATGTCTTAGGATTGTATTTATAGAATTTATTATTACAGGAATCAAATGCAATGGCTGCCTTCTTGCTTACCGATACAACACTTTTTAAAGTTGGTACTCCGCAAACTGTTGGAATCTGCAAGGTAGAATCAAACGCCATTCTATTAGCACGATAACCGTACTGCGGCATCTCTTGATAGACTTGTCCAAAACTGACAAGACAAAAAATGACAAGACAAAAAGATAGTAATAATTTTCTCATATTTAATATTAAACTGGCATTGAACAAGCATCAAATTTTGATACGATTGATAGATTAAATGTTAAAAAAATTCCGCTTAAATAATCCTCATATTTTTCACTTACTGCATCCCAACTTATTTGAGCGTCTATTGTATAAGGATTGCTTCCCTTTCTTAAAGTACTAATTAAATCAGCTGCAACTGAATGCATATCACTCACAACCTCCGTTTCAAATTCGCTCTCTACTCCTGACTTATCAAGTAGCCAAAGTTCAATGCTATAAGTTTGCTCACGCCCAGCATTTAATCCACCTCTATTAATTGAATAAGCCGCCAATGGAAAGGTAGGTTGCTCATCCCAATTTAACCACTCTATCGGACTTGCAAACCTTACTGAGTGAATCATCTTGTTTGATTCTAACAGGGTTTGTATTTCCTTTACTACTTGATTGTAAGTCATTTAAATTTGAATTAAATTTTGCTTTTACTTTATTGATGTACTCTTTTTTGTACCCTTTACTCATAAATTTATTGGTATAAGAACGTGAATACTTCTCCAGCCATTGCAATATCTCCAGTCGGTAAAGTTACTATGCCTGAAGTGATTTGCAAATATTGTGTATTTGAAGTTGCTGTAGTTGTAATTGATTTACTTAAACCACCTCTTGAAGCAAAGTAAGTAACCCTACCGGACATAGCAACGATTGTAAATGTAGTTTCATTACCAACCGCAACATAAGTAGCCACGTTTGGACTTGGTGTAGTGCTTGAGCTATTCACATAACGAGCTGACCTTCTCTCACTTCCACCTAAGTAAATTGGACAAGTGTATGCCTTATCTTCAGGAAATATTACATCTAATCCCATTCCGTAATTTAAGTATTGACTATAAAGTGAATAGTTCTCTTTTAGAAAACTTATCATCCGAGTATTATAATACTCAGCCATTGACTTATATTTCTGTTCCAATAGCTCCAAATCACTCCTTGATGGTGCCTGACTTTCTTCAGCCGTTTTTTGCAAGAATCCTTTTGAGAATAATTGATAACCCATTGTCATAGGAAGCATAGACATCGTGTACCAAATTAGAGCATCAGTCATATAATCATCAATCAAAGTCTTTTCATTGACGCTTAAATTGTTTAAATCTATTCCAGTTTGTAACCTTTTATAAAGTGTGCTGCCAAGAATTGGCTGAATATAAATATCCCCAGCTACTTTTATCATCGGAAATAATTGCTTTCCGTCAATAGAATTGCTCGCACCTGTTCTTTCCTTAAAGGTCTGTTCTGTTATGAATAGAATATTTTTGCTCATTATAATTTATTTTTTTGTAACTACATTTGCTTTCCATTCGTGGCGGCAATGATATTCATGCTTTGTAGTACCAGGTACTGTATACCATCCACCGCATCTATCCCATACAGAGTAACCCATTATCATTGAAATTTGCTCAATATCCGAACGAGAATAAAACTTATCTAAATCCATTAACCTTTGACAGAATGGTCTTGATGAATCATAATCTTTGTCCGAAAATCCTGCCCTCCAATCGTAAGAATAACGAATCATTATCTCAGTAACTTTCGGACTTTTACCTTGCAATTCCGAAATTGGAGCAGTCAATTCCCTTTCAATCACAATATCTGTTCCGACCTTAGTTTCTTTAACGCTTAAATAAGCATTATCAACAAGTCCTTTCATTGCTTCATCAACGACCTTATTAGATACGTTTAAAGTGGTTGCAATTACTTCGCTTGTGATACGCTTGTCCTTACTAATTAAGTCCAAAATATTGGCTTCTAATTGGTTTAAAGCACTACTGTCTGCAAAGTATTCGTGGTCTTTAAAAGATTTAGTTTCAATAAGGTTAAATTCGCCTGAATGTGTACCTACCAAATTAAACTCATTAAGCAATCCTTTGTAAGAATCATCCGAGAATTTTTGTACTTCATCATCCGTTAATGGACTATCATCTATCCCCAAAAAAGTATTGACATCATTATCATTGAATCCAAATCCGTTTTTAAGCATTAACCCAGCTTGCTCCTTACTTAGTTTTCCGTTACCAAACTGACGGACAATTCTCATTACGTTTTGATATTGTCTTCCTGAAAGATTCTTTAATGAATCATTCATTTGTGCTGGAGCTACAACTGGAGCTGCAACAACTGGAGCTGCAACAACTGGAGCAACCACAACCTGACCATCAGAAGTAGCTTCCCCAACTTGTAAAGGTTCTTTACCCATTAACTCACGAATCTCATTCTGTGTTAAATTGGCAGCAATAATAGCTTCGCTAAATTCAAACTTCAATGGTTCTACCGGTATAATTTTAAACTCCCCAACATCACCCTTTAAATTCCTTAGCCAAGTAAATATTTGTTCAAGCTCTTGCTGCCTTTCATTTACATAAGTATTATTAAATATCTCATACGCATCCCTTAATTCATTTCTGCTGAATGCAGATGTTCCCTGTATGCCGAATAATTGTGGTGATGTAACCTGATGTGCAGCAAATACTTCCTGCTGAATAAGATTGTTTACATTGGTAAAATCTTCCTTTGTAAGCATTGTATTACCCAAATCCAAAATCTCAGCCGCATTATCTTTGCTCTTATTGAACATAATCACAACACGCTTCCCTTCAGAACCAGTAAACTTCTTCAGCAATCCTTTCTCAACTTCACCTTTATTTTCTTCTCCAATCGGGTCTCCATTGTTTAAATTCACCAACTTAGAACCAACCCAACCTTGCTTTGCGTTTCCTAAAATATGTCTTGATACCTCAATGTCACTTTCAATATAATTTAATCCCTGAAAGTAAGACGGATACGGATATACTTCGCTTGATGGATTATATTCCTTAATGTATAAAACCTGACTTCCTATTGGATTATTTATGTTGAATGCATCATACTCACGCATTTTTTCTCTCATATCGTTCCAGTCATTCTTAACAAAAAACTTCTGTAAGTCTTTGCTAACCCTAACCTTATGAAATTCAAGATGATAAACCTCGCTTATTTTCTTTAATCTATTCCAAATAACTTGCAAATAATAACCACGATAAAGCTCGTCATCCTTAATACACTTCTTCATAACATCATTCCAAGTATCGTTTGAATTAGCTGAACCAGCATCCTCAAATCCCTTTCCGTAAATGTAATTGCATTTGCCCTTAATTATAGCACCATGCTTAGGTGACTCGTTATATAAACTTAACAAGTATGTTGGGTAATCATTATGTGCGCCAAACTCTACATAACCCAATCTTTTCTTTTCTTCAAATCTCGGTTGCTGAGCTTGGTCAAATTGTAAAACGATGTGTTTGTAGTTATCCATTGTAAGTGATAAATGTGTTTGATTGTTCGTTGTATGTTGTAGGTTCAAATGTAGTTGTAGGATTTAAATACATGTACCCATCCTCAACTTTATTTAACCCTGATATGTTCGTATTTGATGAGCTTGCTTGCTCGTAAATATTATAAGTCCAAAATCCAGTCTCCCCATTTGTAAAAAAATCGTTTACAGTCATAACAAAAGTATCATATCTTTTTGTATCGGAAATATTTGTAGCCACGAATTTAACTATTTCTTGTGTGATGCGATTAGTAAATGTAAACAAAAAATAAGGATTTGTCAACAGACATTTCTCTGTCGCTGTAAAATAAATATTCTTTGATTCGCCTTTGCTTAATACTATCATCTTTATTAATTAAAAAACCACCGACTTTAATCGGTCGGTGGCTTCAATTTTTATTTACTTATTTATTAAGTGCCTTAAGTGCCTTATGTGCCTGGTGTTTCTAAAGCAGAAACGATGTTACTCGGTACAATTAAGAAATCTTCTCTCTCTTGTGAATTTAGAGTAAGCATGTAACCATTTCTGTCAGCTAAGCCAGTTCCACTTCCTGATTCCGTTCCAGTCATCTGTAAGCCAAACTCTTTGCCATACATTCTCGCAGAACCATCACCTTCAACAAGTACAAAAGTCAATCTGTTCTTAGCCAAAGTAGTAACAATATTTCTAACAGTTGCCGAACGACTATTGATAGGGAATTTTACTTCATGTGTAAAAAAGAAAGTTCCGTTTTCAGGTGATTTAGTTATTGAATTAGAAGCACTTGCTGTTCCTCTTGGAACCTCAAACTTCCAAAATCTTGTTCCTGAATCTTTGGTTAAAGCAGTAACTGTTCCTGAAGCTGAAGTAACTCTACTAACTCCTGAAGCATCATAAAGATTTGAATTTTCAATTAAGTAAACGGTTTCAACTCCGCCTACTGATTCGGTACATTCTATGGCGTACCCACCTGTAATTGCACAAGCCATTGTTTATAGATTTAAAAAAAGGTGATGTTTTTTGCACCACCTTTTTTAGTTATTAATTAGATAGCAGATTTAAACTTAACACACTCTGATGTCAAAGCTACGTCAACTCCTAGCTTAAATTCGCAACGGAATCTTACGTCGTTGTTATCTTCGCTCCACCATAACTTATAAGCAGTTTCTTCAGTTTCTAAATCAACAGCTATTGCCATGTTTGATACACTGATTGCGTAAGCATCTCCAGTTGTATTTAATCCGTTAACTGGCTCAATCTTTACGTTTGTACCCGGTAAGATAAAACCTTCAAAGTTTGCATCTTGTGGATTGTAAGAGAATAAGTTCAAAGCTCTGTAAGCAAGAACCAACAATCTAAACCAATCGTATCCTACAAATATCTTAACATCACCCTTAGCCATTACTTCAGCAGGGATTGCTTTGTAAATACCTTCAGTACAAGCAACAACGTTTGAAGCAGTAACAGTTGCGATTGCAGAACCACTTACACCTGTGTAACCTGATACGTTTGCATCTACTGGAGAACCAGCATCAATCAACTTACTAAGTCCGTTAAACTTGTTTAAGTTTGCAGTTGCAGAACCTGAATCACCTTGCCATATTGCAGTTTCTAATTGTCCAGCAATACGAGCATTTTTCTTTGCAAGATAAGCAGCAGCAAATTCAGCACTTCCGAAATCTTCGTAAGTAGAACCAGCTCTTAATGCTTCCATTGTGAAATACGCTTCCAAATCTTTTGGACAGATTTTTTCTTCAACTTTAATCTTACCAGGAACGATTGTTCTCTGAGTAAAAGTAGTTGTACCTGAAGCATCAAAGCTACAAGATTGAGCAGCAAATACTGCATCTGTGTCCATCAAAGGAATTGCAGTAGGTCCTTTAACTCCTGTCAAAACGATACCGTTGTCAAGGATTAATTGTTGTGTTTTAGCTCCAATAACCGCTGATGTTAATAAAGGTTGAACCAGTTGTTTTGTATATGCTGATAAACCTGATAATGATAATGCCATTGTTTTTTTATTTTATTGTTAATTAAATTTATTATTAGTTAAAAAGAACGTCATATGACCTTACTTTTTCTTCTTTAAAGTTTGATTTTGTAATGCTTGCATCAGGTGTTCCTGTTGGTGTTTCAGCAAGTGTTTGTGTAAGGTTTAAAAGTCCTTCAATTACCTTAGTTGCTTTTGCAAGTTTAGCTTCATATTCTGCAAACTTGGTTTCGTAAGATGCAAATTTCTCTGAAGTTGATGTTTCAAATGCAGCGAATTTAGCTGACATATCTTCAACCATTGGAGCAGCATTTGTTGATGGAACAATAACAGTAATTGCTCCGTTGTCTCCAACTGTTAAAACTGTACCATCTTCTATTGTGTAATCTCCTACTGGAGCTGGTACTCCTTGCATAGTTACTATTCCGCCTACTGACATTTCAGTAACTTCAATTTCAGTACCATCAGCAAGTGTATGCTTCATTGGTTGTACCATTTCAGGAACCATTGGTTCTGTTGGTGGAATCACTTCGTTTTTAACTAACTCGTTAAAAGTTTCTCTTAATTTGATTAGTATTTCTTTTGTGTTCATAATGTAATATGTATTTATGTTTGATTTATTTAGTTTAGATTTTATTTAATACCTATTTTATTTCGTTCAATAGCTTCTCTATTCGTTGTAATGCTTCCTTTTCAGCTGTAATAGGTTCTTCATAATCAAACAAACCCTCAACGCTGAAACCTTTATACTCGCCACTTTTAATTGATTGCCATACCATATCATTCTCAACGTAGAATGAACCAAACCAACTGCCATCTGCAACATCTTCAAATCCTTTCATTGGCAAGATTCCACGTTTCTTATCCACTATAAAAGATTCAAACATAGTAACTCCATCAACCTTTTGATTTTGGTCGTGCATTAAATTAACGTGATTTTGGAATTTCTTTTTTGAAAACTTGATAGCAATTTGTCTAATAGTGTCCGCAGAAAACTTGACATAATGTTCTCCAAAGGATTCGTTTTGTCTGTATATTAATTCATCTGCCAACATCAATGGTCCTGATATTATTCTTTCATCTTCATTAACTACCTGAAAGGACATAGCAAACTTTGAACCGATAGAACCAAGTTCCTTTACTACATCAGCGTTATTATCATAATGCTTAGATATTCCAAGCTCTTTAATCTTTTCAACCTTTGCTTTATTACTTCCAGTTGCATAAACTCTTGATTCAGGTATTCCTAAATCTTTTGCTGTTTGTAGCATTCCTGTCAGCTCATTCCTTGCACTTATGATATAAACAGTCTTTCCTTCAGCAATTAAACGCTTAGCTAAATCCTTGCCTCTTGATGTGCTTAAAGTATCATCATAATCAATACTAACTTTATCAGCTGCCATAGTAACTGGACCACCAGCAACCCAAGCATCACAAGTTCTCATTGATGCACATTTGAAATCAAATGCTTCGCAATACCCTAAATCTCCAGCATCAATAACATCATAAGGATTTAATTCACTTCCTATTCCCTGAGCAATACAATCTTTAATCTTTTGTCCTACATTGAAAAAAGAACAATTCTTACAACGTGATTCTTTTGCTAAATCTTCAGTAGTATTAAATTGCTTTCCTTTTGCTATCCAATATTCATCATTCGGTAAGTTTGGATTTAATGGTCCATAATGAGCAACATCAATAGCATTTTGTCTATTCTTTAAATTAGTAGGAATATCCTGAGTAGCAATAGGACAAGCTTCTTGCTCGTTAAACGCAAGGAAGTCCTTCTTAATGGCTGGTAAATCAACGAGTGCCACGTATGATACTTCGGAATCATCATTCAAAGATTCGCTTATTTTTAACTCGTATATTGGTAAGTTCATAATGTATTATGTTTAAATATTGGTTTTATTTAGTTTATTTTAGTTTATTCTCGCAGCTCTGTTCAAACGCTGTATTCTTTCTTGATTTCCTGATACATCACTTTCAAGTACAAACGCCCTTGATGTTGCAGATGACAACTGATTTACTTGCCCTTGATTTAATAAAGTAGATTGTACTTGTGGTTGTACTGGAGCGTTTGGTATTGATGATGCAGATGGTAACGAAGCACCACCACCACCTCCACCACCTTTGCCCGGTATTTGAACAGCCATAATCTTTTTAATATTTGCAAGTCCAGCAGCAATAGCAATTCCAGCATTGATAGGCCCAAGCACCATTCCGACGTAAGGTATTTCTAATCCTCTTTGATATGCTGTAATTGCTGAAGTAGTTGTAGTAATTACAGATGAAGCTATTGCCATTATTTTACCAGCCATAGTATGTTTGCCAATTAATTCAGCAACTCCATCTAATGTTTTTGCTGTTTCATTAGCCGCTTCCATTACTGCTGCTGTTTGCTCTTTTTGTATATTCTTTCGCGCTTCTGCATTTGCTTGCTCATAAGCAAGTCTTGCCGCATCACTCTCAAATATTATAGTATCTTCTAAATCTTGATGTTCTTTAACAGCTGCTAATCTTTCATCAAAACTTAATTTTTGATTATTAGCTTTCTCTAATTCTTTATTGGCAGTAAGCAATATAAAAGCATCTATGTCTTCACCTTCTTTAATTAAAGCATCTTCCGCTTCTTTGTCTTTTTTAGCTTTTTGTGCAGCATCTATTGCATTTTTATCAGTAATCCAATTTGTATATAATAATTGAAGTGATTGAAATTTCTCAACATCGGATGCCTTACTATTTTCAATAGATTTCTTTGCATTTAAATAATCAAAATCTAACTTTCTTTTTGCACGTTCATTTTCATCTTTAATATTTTTTAATTCTTCTTCTTGAGCTAATGTTCTACGCTGCTCCTGAAGTTGCTTATCCGCTTCAAGTCTTTCTTTGTTTGCTGCTTCTCTGTCCGCTTTTGCTTTTTCATTTGCTGCATCTCTGTCCGCTTTTGCTTTTTCATTTGCTGCCTTTATATCATCAGCTGACTTCTTATTTGCATTGGTTTCTTCTGTTGCTATTTCAAGATTTTGTTTTCTATGCAAAGCAACTCTTTCATCTAAAGCGGCTTGAACATTCTGATTCTGTTTATTAAATTCCTCAACTGATTTGTTAGTTGTTTCTTGTTGTTTTTTAATTGCATCATCATCAGCATCATTTGCTTTTAATGTTGCTAAAAGGTTTTTATTCTTTTCAAGAGTATTTTCTGCTAATGCTCTATTTGATATTTGATAAGCAATCTTTAAAGCTGCCTGATTTAATTCTTCTTCTCTTATTGCCTTAGCACTTGCACCTGATGCTTTAAGCATTGCAAGTTTATAATCTGATGATTTTTGATATTCCTGATTATTCCTTTCTAATTGTTTTGATTCTCTTTCTAACGCCTTTGCACTTTCATCAACCGCCTTTGCATTTGCTTTTGCTGCCGCTGCGTTTGACATAAAATAAGAAGTCAATGCAACAATACCAGCTATTAATAAAGCAACCGCTGCAACAATAGCACCGATAGGATTAGCTGCCATTGCCGCATTCCATACCCATTGAGCAGCTGTAACAATCTTTTGTACGATTGTATAAGACATTGCAACCGCCTTCAATCTTTTCCAAGCATCAGCTGCCTCGCCCAATGCATTCAATCCTGTAGCCAACGCCATAGCAGATTGAACCTTTAACATTGTTTTTTCAACATCTTTACTCTCGGCTCCCATTAATCCCATCGCACCTTGAACCGCTGCAAATCCTCCAGCAACAACACTTAATGCTCCTGATAATGCTTTGAATTTAGCATCAGGATTAAACGCTTCCGTCAATGCCTTTGCATCTCCAATCCTATCTTTTAACTCCGCTGCTTTCTTTGCTGCATTCGCTGCTTGTACTGATGTTTCTCCAAACTTATCAGCCATCTTAGAAACCTCCGCTTGAGCTTCCCTCATTTGAGCTTTTAAACTCTTTACACTTCCTTCCGCTGCCGATGTGTCAAACGATGCTTCTAATGCTACTACTTTTGCCATAATATTTTACTTATAATTAATTGTAATATCTTATTTCTATTGTTGTTTTATTTATGTAATCATCTCCTGAAGCTGTGTATAATGAAACATCATACTGCGCATTATAATTAAAGTAAAAAGCTTTAAATTCAAACAATGGACTTAAATATATCGCACACTTATCGGAATCAAAATCCACATCCCAATCAAAACCATATATCCCACCACTATCCCTTTTCCAATCAGGAACAAATCCTAAATTGTTTTGCAATACTATTGCCGTTGGGTCATTACTTCCGACTTGTGAAAGTTGTGCAACGTAAGATTTATACCCACTACCAACAACCCAACCGCTTACATCGTTATATTCCAATGCTGCGCCTGGTTGTCCTGATATATCTAACCAAGTGCCTTGTAAAAAATCAAAACTTTTTAAATCCATATAAAATATTTTATTGATAGTTTGTTGAAATAACTCTTAATAATTCTACTTTGCAAAGTTCTCCCGGTGTATAATCAATTATCTTTTGAAGTCTATAAAGTACTCCATCAATAAAAATATACTTTGCAAAGTTCAAATTGAATATTTCTTGCTCTGTAAACTTCATCGTAACAGTCAATAATCTTGAATCCTTGTCGGTTATCTCCGCTAAGTAAGATGAATAAAAAGCATTGAATAAATTATTAGATAAGTTCCCAGCACTTAATGTAAAAAAAGTTTCATTTAAAGCACCAAAATTACTGTCAATGTTGCAATTTTTTGGATTATCTAAATGCCCAGCATACCCATATTGCGATAAATTTGTAATATAGTTTTGAGTACCATTAATAGCAGTTGTAACAGTTACATTATAAGTTTGTGTTAATGCTATTTTTTTGGCTTGTAAAATTCTTATGTTATGGTCAATAGCTTCCTCTACATTATTACTTTTCTTAAATATTGTAGATACTATCTTTTCGCAATTATCATATCCCACTAAAACTGTTGGTGAGAAAATCACTTCTGTTTTTGATGTCTCTTTTGCAAATTCAAGATTAGTATCATAATTTATTTGACCATAAGATTTATTGTATCTTTTTTTATACATTTCATTAAAATAATCATTATCATCCTTATACTTTAATTCATAAGTTCTATGATTAGATTCTGACATTGGAACAATTTTAATATTATTGTTCCTATCAATTTTATCACTCCAATCTAAATAAGTAGTTCTATCATTCTCATAAAAATCAACCCATGGCTCAATTACTAAATGTCTTTCTTTGAATTTATCTTCCGTAACCATTAAATAAAACATTTTTAAAATAGATGCAAAGAAGTCTTTTTGATAAATATTTTTAGGAATAATTGTATTTATTTCTATTTGATTACCTATTTGATATTCTACATAAGAATTTAGTAAAGGACTTACATCTAATGATGCATGTGTGATAGTTATTTTTGCAGATACTCCTAATTCCAAAAATACATAACCAAACATAGAAATCCCTTCTCCTGGTCTAATTATTACTGTCTGATTAAAATCCCAAACAAAAGATTGATTTGCTTCAATAAATGTTTCTATCCCCCAATCTAATATACCACCAACTCTTTCTATTCCGACTTTATATGTATTATTTACATTACCAGTTGTGTATCCTTGGATTCTGCCTTTTATAACAACTGTTGTGTCAAATGAACCAGTAAAAGTAAATTTATTATTAAGATTATTTATTGTAAAATTGCTATATAAATTGTAAGTTGGCCATGGTACATAAGTAGTCCTTTCAGGTTCATTTTGTGTTGCGGAACAAATTAAATTTATATCTCTTTGCGCTGTCAAATATTTTGTTGCATTTCTTTTGACAAATACCTTTTCATTATATGGAATAATTAAACTCTTAAAAAAATTAGTATTGAAAAAATTTGATTCCCATGTATAACCAGCTGAAGTTATTATCTTATCAATATATTCTTTAACAAATAGAGCTGGTCTGTATGCTCTTACTTCATAATCTATTTTATTGAAATGCCCTTGTGCTTGAGCATTATTAGAATATTGACTTACATTTCCAACATCAATTAATGGGTAGTAATATCCTTCTCCAGCATTGGCATTATCCCAACTATTTACAATATTAGTTGAATCCCAAACATGGTCATAATCACTAAAATCCAATTGCTCTATTTTAGAACCAGCAATTTTAGAAATGAATCCTGTCATTTCACCAAACAAAGCAATCTCATATTCAATTACACTATTGTTGATATTTATATTTAATAATCTAAGTACTCCTTTCATTATTTGAAGTCCATTCATTTCAAGCTTCATCTTAGCAGATTTAGAAGCATTAAAATTATATTCTACATTTGGAGCGTTATTATTGTAAAAATTACTATTTGCAAAATCAAAAATATTACCAAGTAATTTGTTGTTATTAGTAGAACCAGGTAGCACTATTGTCTTACTGAATGAATTGGCTTTAGTATCTAAATTCTGCAAATCATCAATAGCATAAGTTATTTGATTACTAAATCCTTGATTAATATCTAATTCTTTATTTTCAATAAATAGTTTAATCATAAATTATCTTCTAAATCCGTAACGTGTTTGATTCATCTCAATCTCAATCTCAAACGCTTTAAGGTTGTTGTAAATGTTTTTTGAATAGTCGTAGTTTGTAGCTTTTATAGTAACTGGATAATAGTTGTCATCTATGCCAGCGTAAATCTGCGGACTATCAATAAGTTCTGCAAGCCATTGGTATTCTTCATCCGATGGGTAATTCATTGTAAGTTTATAGTTCCAATTAATCTTACTACCATAGTTAATTTTAGATTCATTGTAAGTGTTGTTAGCGTCATAATAAGACACGCTTGAACCATTGGTGGTATAATCCCTTCGGCTGAATGCTTTGCGCTCTATTTCTTGACTTAAACGACTAACTAAATCAAACCTTGCCGTGTCAAACATTCCCCACTGGTTAATAAAGTATAGGTCAATAGGACTGTATAATGGATTGCAATCAATATTTATTTTATAGGTGTCGCTTATAATTGCACCATTCATTGAATTTTGCACCCTTACATCGTAGTATTTGCAAGTTGATGTTATTAAGTTACTACCATGTACTTGATTGTAATAACGATTAATTACATCAGGCCCAATATCTAACTGACCAAACTTTGCAATAGATGGATAAGAAACTATTGAACCATCATTGTATTGATTCCATGATTGATAATTTGTATTGTTTTCGTTATATAATCTTATGTAAAATCCTGCTTCGTATTCAGTAGCCGACTTATAAGGTATTAAAAACTTGCCATCTATTCTGCAATTTGCTGATAATGGTCTGTTGGTTAGATATCTATTTGTGTACGAGCTGACATCAATTTGCTTTCTTTTGAATAATGGAGCAGAGAAGTTATACGCTGTTGATTGACCTGAAGCTAAATTCAATATTGTAACCAATGAACCACCGCTGACATAAGAACCACTCACATAAGTTCCGCCACTGATAAATTCATCCCCAACACGAATGTCATAAATTAAAGACAGTTGACCATTAGAAGGCGTAGCCAGTACCATTGCATTTGATGATTCAGGGATAAACCAATCATAAGTTATTTCATTTCTCACAATCGGTCCAGCGTCAAAGTACCCCATTGCTGAAGTTGGGTCAGGGAATAACTTTACCCTTATTAATTGATTTGATGAATTGTACACATCAAACACATACTTAAAGTCAGGCATTCCCGAGTTGTCCGATAGTGCAACCGACCAAAGTGTATCCTGAATGGATTGGTTATTGGCTGGCAAATTTAATGTCATGCTCATTTCTTAGTGTTTAAACTTATACTTAATGCTATGTCCTCTCCGAATGCTTCTGCAATATCTTGTTCCCAGTTCGCGAACACTTTCTCAAATGCATTAAGT